GGCATATATCGGCACCGTTCATAAACGCTAAACCGACTGACCGAACATCACGAATCGATGCAGCCAAAACCTTAGTTTTTATGCATTTTAATTTGTAGAGGCTAGCTATTTGCCCTATCAATGCAAGTCCATCGAAGGAATTATCATCTAATCGACCAACAAAGGGAGAAACGTAAGTAGCGCCAGCAGTGGCAGCCAATATTGCTTGGCTAAGACTAAAGACAAGTGTAACATTGGTTCTAATACCTATGTTCGATAAATATTTACAAGCTTTCAGACCCGGCATAGTACAAGGCAACTTTACAGTAGCTTTAGGACCATACTCTTTATGAATATTAAGACCACGATCAATGAACTCATCATCTGTCTCTGCTACGACTTCAATGCTTACGTCTGGAAGATTAGGAATCTTTATAAGGCGGTCGTATGCATCGTAGGGGTGTTTATAGTTAAGGCTAGACTTAAGTACTAGGGAGGGATTAGTAGTTATACCGGATATTAATCCAGTACCTATTCTCTCGACGACTTCCTCCTCCGAGGCTGTGTCTAAGAATACATTCATAGTGTTAATAGTATTAAGGTCTGGAGACCTATTCGTCGTTGGGAAGATACTCAATATCATGATTCAGCCATGATAATAGAGAGGATGGTTTGTCTTTGTTTAGGCGGGGGAGTCCACCCTTCTCCCCCTATTAATCCGCCCTAATACTAAACCCAGGTAGGGACTGACTTTCCATCTGATAACCCTCTAGCTTGTTGTCTTTGATTAAGCGTCATACCCATTACTAAATGATTTGTTGCTGCTTGGGGGTCGTCGGTAAAGGATTCGAGGAGGTCTTTAAACTCGTCGTCTTTACGAAGTTGTATCTGTCGTTGTGCTGAGATGCTTAAGCAATCTGTGTAGTACTGGACAGCTTGAGCTAAGCAATCAAGTCTGTCGTCATGTTTAACGGCAAACTTTTCTCTACACATTCTAGACATCTGGTAGAAGAGCATATAGAGGAGACGTTTTTCAGGTGCTTCGTCTTTATTGGAGGAGTAGTCCCATTCAAGAACACTTCTATTAACAACCAAGCGATGCTGGTTAAGAACAGGCTCCAGACTGTCAATGATACGATCTTCCTTTCTAACATTAGCTCTTGTTTCTTCGATGTAGATTGCTTGTTTAGTGTTTTGTAAGTGTTTCTTAAAGAGTTCAGCGACTATACCGTCACCGAAGTTAGATTCAATAAGAAGTGTTGTCGCGTTATATTTCTTACAACCTTTAAGGATGTCTAGAAGTGTGTTGTCGCTGTAGCCGTCTTTATAGGCACGCATTTCGTGTAGGTAGAGGAAGCCATTACGTTGTGATACATAGCTAACTGCTGTCTCATCGCTACCTCTTCCGGAGGGATCTACGCTACATATTGTCTCTTGGTAGTCGTCCCACTTCCCTACGATGTCCATAGGGCTATAGAAGTAGTCTCCTGGCAAACCTACGGTAGGTGCATCTTTAATGACGTTCCGTGGATCTGAGCACCATACAAGGGACTCTGGGGCTTGAGTTGGGTTGACTGAGGTAACTATAAGGTCAGACATCTTGAGTGGGAACTTCTCAGCGTCAGACAAGCTTGTATCAAGCATGAACTGAAGCATGAAGTTAGACCGTCCCATGGACGCTTCACGTTGTACTAGGTCGTCGTCGTCAAAGCGATCTGGATCTGTACATTCCCAAGGTTCTGCACCGTTATCTATGTCTTCTTGTAGCTGTGGAGCTATTTGTCCTTCATAACTGGATAGCTTTCTGGGGAATCGGCTCGGCCAAACAAATGGACGATACGAGCGCTCTGCAAGCTTATTATAAACAGTAAAGCAACTCTGAGGAGTCCCGAGATAGCAAATACGAGAATCATCTTTTGGTGTGAGAATTGATTCCGCTTCCGTGCAAAGTTGAAGAAGTTTTTCACGCATCATCTCCGTCATACTGTTTCCAGGTACTTCGATATCGTCGAGTACCATTAAGTCCGCGCGTGATCCAGTTAGCTGACCAGTAATACCCACGCTCTTCACTGAAGGTGCTTGGTGCGGACTGCAAGCAACGTCGAAGCTTATTCGTGACCATCTTGAGTCGTCTGATTTGGGTTGTAAGTGACTTAACCAAGGTGTTTCTATTATTAGTTTTTGTAAGAAGATGGACATGTTGTCTGCGCGCTCTTTAGAGGCGGAGATAATCATGATCTTCTTTTCTGCATCATTGAATAGTGTCCATAACACGAACGCGCCTGTGATCCAAGATTTACCAACTCCTCGGAAAGCTTGGATCTGTAGACGTTTAGGTCCGTGTTGTAAATAGTCTGCTATTGCATATTGCGCCCGTGTAGGGGACGGGAGATCAAGCTGGTCCCATAATGCTTGTAGAAACAGCTTGAAATCGTCCTGTAAGGACGTTAAAACGTCATTCATGTACGAAAGTGGAACGGTTAGGCTTTATAGCCTTGTGCAGCCTTTTTGAGCAGCCTTTTCATTTGGTTTATGCTTTGCTCAGAAAGGTTTTTATCGTTTTGGAATTTGATAGTTCCTAGCTTTTTATTTGTACTGACTTCCCATATCTCTATATCTTTAAGATTAGATCTATCGTTTTTTATATACCAGTTATTTCCTCTTTTTTTTATCCAAGAATAGAACCAACTTTCAGCAGCATCTTTCCACCATCTAGCTTTTGCATTCCTCTGTATAAAGATGTTATTAAGATGATTACCTTGAAAACCGATTTTATCCCATAGAGAGTAAGCTCTTAAAGCTATATCATGCTCATGGCTGATTAATTGTAATCCTGGTTTTACTCGTCTACCTCGTTTATAAAGACTACCAACAGCTTTTGAATTTTCATCAGCAGCTTGTTTCACGATAGCTTCGAAGGATTCTTTTTCCTCTGGGACAATTAAATGCTTTAACCTTTTACTGGCTGATGTTTTTTTACCAGAAACTACCTGAGTATTTTTCTTAAATTGAAGTCTACGCTGACCTTCTTCGGCATAGCTGTGGGCTTTTTTAGTACCACCAGCAACTAATCTATATTCAGTACCGTCATAAGTTCTTGAAAGACCAGTTTCTTTTTCATACTTAAGTTCTATCTCTCTAGGAGTTATCTCTGGATTAATTCTTTTTTGATAATAGGAATATGATAAGAAGTTTTGAGCATGACCCTTTTTACCTATAGGAGACTTGTCATAAGGAAATATTTTACGAAGTTCAGAATCTACATAGTTATTAAGTCCATGATTAGGAACTTCTACATAAGTCTCTTCAGGGGCTAAGGCTATTTGACTTGTATTTCTCTTAGCTGCCTGTTCCTTTATGTAGGCTTGTTGTGGAGTAACGAATCCATTGGCACCGTTCTTTATCCCGTTGCCGTTGACTACTCCGTTGACTCCATTCTTTACACCGTTCTTAATCGTCCTCTTGCCGTTCTTGACAAGAGCTTTCAGGGCATATTCAATTGCCATTAAAAAAGCCGCCCTTGCGGACGGCGGTTATGTGTTTACGTGGTGGTTATCTTTTCCTTTTTTTGTCTTTTAAATAATTACTAGTAATCCGTTTGACACGTAAGTCACGTCTGGCGAATCTAGCTGCTTTAGAACTTTTGTTTATACGGGTAGTTTTGGGACTATCTTTTTTCTTCTTCTCCTTCTTAGGAGCTTCTGTCTTCTTAACTCCCCATTTAGGACTCGGAGTTTGAACTAGATTCTTCTTAGTCTTAGCTTTTATATCTTTGTTACTTGTTGTTTTCTTATCGTCGGACTTAATCTCAGGTTTGTCTGGAACACGTGCTGGGTTTTTCCAAGTCTTTAATTTGTTTTTCTTACCGATAGACTTAAGCTTTCTATCTCGTTCAGCTCTGAACTCTTTTAAGGTCATCTTACTCTTACCAGCTAGCTGTCTAGCTCCCCTGTCCACAAGCTCATTGGCAGCCCAATCAGCCGCATAACCTATACCAAGTGTTCTTAAGCCTTTACCTATTTTTGCAAGTTTACCTACACCTTTACCAATCTTAAGACCTTTTTGTATAGCCTTAGTACCCTTCATAGCTCTGGTTGTTTTAGCAGTTCTATTTGGTGTTTGTGTAGGTTTCTTTTTATCAAATCCAACTTGTTTTGCGTCGGTTGGATCAGGTCTTACTCTGTAGAAGGTACGTTTCGTTTTAACGTATTGTTTAGCTTTTTCAGCTCCTTTTTTAATTACTTTTTTAGCTTGCTTAGCTTTTCCTTTAACCTTATCTCTGATTCTTCCTAGCTTTGTTTTAGCTGTTTTGGGATCAGGTACTTTTGGAGTAGACTTTGAGGGTGCTTGAGGTTTAGGTTTAGGTCTAGAGTAAGATTTACCATCTTTCCTTTTCCTTATCCTCATATCTTTTTGTCTATTAGACTTTGGCTTTCTCTTATTAGTACTTTTTGGTCTTTTACTTTTTCTAATTTTTAGTTTATCTAACTGACCTCGAAACGCTCTTATAACGTTATCTTTTGCCAGTGCTTCTAATAGCTCTTTTGGTAAGAACTCCATAGCTAATTAATATGTTGAAGAATGATCATTTCTCTTAGAGGTCGATGTCCAAATGTCTGACGCATCCATCTCTGCCAATGACTGCTACCTTTCCCTTGATTACAAGCTCTGCACGCGGGAACAAGATTGCTTGTAAGATCTTCTCCGCCTTCTGTTTTAGGTTTGACATGGTCAAGTGTAAGTTCGTGTAATTCATGTTTTCTACCGCAATAAACGCATGTACAATCGAAGTGCTCTTTAATGGCTCGACGCCAGAGTCGTTTCCCTTCAGAACTTGTCATGGTTATTAGGTTGTATAAGTAGTGTTTTGGGCTAGGTAGTAGTGGGGTCATTTACGAATGTGTAGTTTCCTTCTTCCTCGACGTCTATTGACTGACGGGTCTTGGAGTTTGCCTTTGTTGCCTTTCCCTGTATGGGCAGCATCTTTGCCATCTCCGTTGCCATAAGTGCCTAGAGTTCGATTCAGTTTGTTAGCTGCTACTCGTATCTTTAATCCCTTTTTTGTTTTGTTGTATCTGGCTTGTTGTCTAAGCCGGACTGCTTTAGCGCGTGGGTTGGATTTGTAATAGTCGCTAGTACTTTGCTTTCGCATATAGTTTTGCCTTTACTAACTCTGGGTCTACTTGTGGCATAACCTGTGCCAACTTTTCTAGGGGGTTGCCATTATATGCAACACCACTAATGTCATTTGTCTTCAACCAGTCACAGGCTGCTTTCAAATCTTGTGTAGTTGCTTCGCCACTTTTGACCCGCTTAAGGAATTCAGATGTGACTAGGTTATGTAGTTCGTTAAACTGGTCTTCAGTGGCTTTCTTCATTCTTTAGTTCCGGGAAATAAGTTACGTTTGACTATTTCTACTGCCTTGTCGTCGATAGTGTTATCAGTTGTAGCTGCGTAAGCTTCTAATAAATTTATTACTAGATTCTTTACTGCAGAGGTAGATAGAAATGTGAATAGAATTGGTTTGATAACTGCGATCATTAGAATAGTCCGAATTTCTTTTTAGTTTTGGTTTTTTGAATAGGGATGATGTCTAAACACATCACCTTAATTTTTGAGTCTGGATGTAGGCGAAAACCTTTAGCCATGAGATCTGCACATTTAATTGCGCGTGTTAGCTCATAGTCCAACCTCATTTTTTCTTCTACACGTTTAGCTATGCTTTTACATCTCTTTAAAGACTCACGATCTAGGGGAACCATGAAGTTTAGTTGTGCTCCCCAGTTCTCAGCTTTTGTATAGGATTCTTGCTCTAACCGATGTGTTTCATCATTGACTGTTCTAGGTTCAGTATGGTTTCCCATGTAGAACGGAGAGAACGTCATAGTAGAGCCGTTACAACTCACATTAGGACCAAAGTATTGTCTACTTTGTGATCCATTGTTTTGGAATTGCACAGCTTGATTGGTTACATTGCCAGTAGCTGCTGCAACAGGGTTAGACGTATTATTTACTTTTGGATCTTCAGCTAAAGCTGGAGTTCCTATTGTGAGAAGACTGATAAGGAAGTAGTAACAGCGTCTGTAGTTATATCTCTTACTTCGATACTCGTTTCGATTGTTCCCGCTTCTCTTGTCACTGTTTCCAATGTCCAAGGTAGTGTTACATCTTCTATCTCGAATACCTGAGAGTCTACTGATATGCCACCAGCTATTCCTTCGCTTGATGTGTCTATCTTGACGTTGGAGCCTGACCATGTGTTCAGATCACCTCCTACAACAGTTGTAGTGATTGTCTCATTTATTACCTGATTGGTGGTGGTAGTTGAGTTCATACTCCCTTGGGTAAACTGGGGAGTTATTGTGTTTGCCTTAACTCCTGTCGGTATCAACAGTGCTAAGACTAAGAGCCACTTCTTCATTAGTCTGTGTCTTGAATAAATTTAAAAAGGACAACAATAGTCAATCCAACGGTATAGGTCCATGCCATTACCTGTAAGAACTCAGTCATTATTTAGGTTTAGTATTGTTGTTGTTACCGTTCTTTTTACCGTTGCCATTACCAGTAGATAAACCAAAAGTTGCGAGGGCGCCTGTAAAAATCGAAGCCGGAAAAGTTATATCTCCACCTGGACTCTTCTTGAACATAGGTAATTCTACGTAGTTTAAAGTTATGATAAATCCGGACCAAATGACTACTCCCAAACGCACCATGGCGCCAAGGATTACCATCTGTTCTTCATGATCATCAACATTCTCTTTTAATTTACCTAAGAGTCCTTTAGGTTTTTCTTGGATTTGTTCTTCCATTTATCTATT